TACAATTAATACTATATTAATGGCACTTATAGCACCATATAATGGACCTACTGGTAGTATATTTCAATATGTAACTACAATAATAGGATTAGCAGCGGCTATATCTTCTAATTCTAATGGAGAAACTAATCTTCCTGTTTTTACTAATAATGGAAATGGAGGAGGAAATGGAGGTGGAGGTGGAGGTGCCGGAGGAGATATAACTGGACTTAATAATCATCCTTCTGTATCAAACACCCCATTACTTAAAAAAGCTGTATTAGATCAATCACAAATGATATTTAATAACAACCCTGAAATACCAGGCCAATGTGGTCAATATTCTTATAATATAGTTTATAAAGTAAAACAACATATAGAAAATAATCAATCTACTGCTATAGTACATTCTTTAGCAAGTTCAGGAGGAAATGCTGATCAAAATGGACATAGACAAGGTTTAAAGAATTTAGGGTTATTTGATGAGTATTATATAGGAGAATTTACTGGAGCCCAATTAAAATCCCCATCAGGCCCTATTAAATCACGTAGTTGGAACTATGGTGATGTAGTAAATTACTATGCCCCGTGCTGCTCAGGAACTTCATATATGCACACTCAAACTTATACCGGAGATATTTGGCAAAAAGGAATAAATGGAAGAGGTCGAAAAAATGCAACTGGAAATAGCGGATGGTCAACCTCAGGAAAAACTAATTATGGAACATTCTTTGTATATCCTGGTGATAATAAAGTATATAAAGTTTATGTATATAAAGTAAAAGCCCAATATTTAAAATAAAACACATGCCTTATTATCCTAAATCTCAAATAAAAACTAATTTATACACTTCTGGTGGAGAATATTCTTTAATTCCTCCAAATTATTCTACTCCTCAAAATCCATATATAGGATATTATCATAAACTTTCTAATGGAAGAACATATACAGGTAAAACCCCAACAGACGGACCTCGCCAAAATTTATATGCTTTAGAAAGTATTATAAGTGATCCTTTATCAAATACTCAAATCATTATTGATTATAATACTATAGAACCTAACCTTAATGATATTACAAACCAATACAATACAATCCCAGGAATTAATGTTCCTAAACCTAGATTAATACCGCCTTATAACCCTACAATACCTACCCAACAAAACTATAATTTAGGAGTATTTACAAGATATTTTTGTAAAAAAAATAATGAATACAAGTATTTAGAAATTGATAAAAAAACATATGATCTTTTATCCGCTAGATCTAAAGATATAGCTTGGGATCTTTATTCACCTCTTTCTACATTATGGTATATAACTGGAAATAAAGAATCAACAGCTAAAGCTAATAAAGGATTAGTTAATTTAATTGAAACCCAACAAAAATGGTATGGTTTTTCTCAATATCTTAAAGACCAATATTTAAAATATTATTTGGAAAGCTAAAATATTTTCTATACTTTTACAATATGTACTGGCTTATAGAAGATCCCAAACATATTGACTTACTTGCAGATTCAAACCATGAAGAAGCTTACATTGAAATAATCCCTACCTCACATAATTTACACCCAGTTGAAAATGATATATGTGCTGTTTATATTAGACCAAAAAGAGATACAAAAGGATACATCATTCCAATTAATCATAGTGAAACAATAAATTCTACAATAGAGCAAGTACAAAATGTTTTAAACAATATAAAAAAAATTTATGTAAGAGATAGAAAGGAATTTTTACATTATTTTGCCCTTAAACATTGTTACCAACCATCACCCTCCCCACATACGTATATACCACAATTAACAACAGCTCACACATATATTTATAACAAATACCCTAATTTACAAGATTTAAATACAATAGTACCGATTGTAAAACATTATGAGGTATGTGAACAAAACTTTGCTAATTTTAATAATATAAAAATAAATTTATTCTACCGAAAAGCAGATTTGGTGTTTAATCAACTCGAACGAACGGGGATAAAAATAGACCAAACATTATTTGAGGAATACTTTGATAAAGAACCAAACGAGTTTATATACACTCAATATAATTTAAATACATTAACTACAAGACCATCTAATACATTTGGAGGAATAAATTTTTCAACATTAAATAAAGAAAATGGAGAACGAAAATGTTTTATCCCACGCAATGATAAGTTTATTGAAATGGATATTTCTGCTTACCATCCTACCCTTCTTGCTAGTATCTGTGGTTATGATTTTGGTGATAGTGATGTGCATCAATCTTTTGCTCAAATGTATAAAGTTGACTATGCCAAAGCAAAAGAGATTACGTTTAAACAAATCTATGGAGGAATTTGGAAAGAATACGAGACCTTGGACTTTTTTCGACAAGTAAAAGCATACACAGATAAATTATGGGATGAATTCCAATATGGAGGAAAAGTTATTTGCCCTATTTCAGGATATGAATTTATGAGAGCAAAACTGGAAAATATGAATCCACAAAAGCTTTTAAATTATGTGTTACAAAACTTGGAGACTTCAAATAATATTAATATACTATATGATATCTTTAAAATATTACGAGGGAAAAATACTAAACTCGTGTTATATGTTTATGATTCATTCTTATTTGATTATGATAAAAATGAACCTGATGTAATGCTTCAAATATTAGGGATATTTAATAAATATAAATTACAAGTTAAAATTAAAAAAGGTACTAATTACGATAATATAAAATAAGTTATGTATAACACTCTTGAACAACCTTACCATACGTATAACAGATACGACTACGACTCTACATTCGACAACTTATTAATGAACAATAGACTGTTTTGTACTTTTACTTCTTTAGAAGATCTTGAAACATTGGTAGGGGACTTATCAAAAAAGTATGTTATCATGTACAATAAAATGTTTGTATTACACATTAAAAGTAATAACGAATATGTAGTTACATATAATGTAGATCAAGGTAACGTAAATGATATTCCTGATCAAACAATTCTAGTTCATAGAAAAAAAGAATCAAATACTCTTTATACAATCAATGCTTTAAATGAGTTGATTAAAAAATTAAACAGTGGAGTAGTTGATACGAACTTCCCAGTAAATTGGCAACACTATAGAAATTGTATTTTGTTAACTCAACATAATGAGATTAAACAATTAAATACAAAGATTTTTAAGATTATTGAATTATAGTTTGGCCTTATTTAAATAGGTTATTATATTAAAGTTATAAACAATAAAATAGTTATATTTATGAATCTTGATGCAATCAAAAAGAAACTTGAATCGATGCAAAAAACTTCTAATGGAAGTTCTAGCAACAATTCAAATGTTAAGCGTTTTAAACCAACGGTTGGCAAACAAACGGTTCGTGTTGTGCCGTTTAAACACAACAAAGAATTTCCATTTACTGAAATGAAATTTTATTACGGTATTGGTAGTAAAAAAGTAATTGCTTCTCCTATGAACTGGAGTGAAAAAGACCCAATTGCTGAATTTGCTAAACAATTACGTGGTACAAATGATAAAGAAAATTGGAGATTAGCTAAAAAATTAGATCCAAAAACTCGTATTTTTGCTCCGGTAATTGTACGTGGTGAAGAAGCAGAAGGTGTTCAATTGTGGGAATTTGGTAAAGAAATTTACGAAGCATTTTTACAAATGGCTGCTGATGAAGAAGTAGGAGATTTTACAGATGTTTTGTCTGGTAGAGATATTAAATTAACCACAGTAGGACCTGAAGCTACAGGTACAAAATATAATAAAACAACTATCGCACCTTCAATGAAAACTTCTGAGTTATCTAAAGACTCTAAGTTAATTGAAACATGGTTAGAAGAACAAGAGAATCCTCTTGATATGTACAAACCACTACCGTTTGATACTATTAAACAAGCACTTCAAGAATGGTTAAATCCTGAAGAAGAAGATGAAAATGGTGTTGAAGCTGTTGTTGAAGAAGATGAGGTTATTGAAGAACCTAAATCAAATTATAGTTTATCAACTAAACCAGCAGCTAAGAAATCTAAAGCAGATCAATTTGATGATTTGTTTGAAGAAGATGACGAAGACGCACCATTTTAATTAATATAAAGTTATGGCTAAACGAAAATCGCTCTCTGAAGCGGCGGAGAAAGAACTAAAATCATCTTTTAATCTTGATAAATTTAAAGCTAATAAAGGTTTAGCATCTAATGTTAAATTTAAAGAACAAAGATGGATACCTTTTTCACCTGCTTTACAAGAAGCATTATCTATCCCAGGTATTCCTGTAGGACATAATTCAATGGTTCGAGGTAAAAGTAATACTGGTAAATCAACTATGACTATTGAAGTAGCAGTTAATGCTCAAAAAATGGGAATATTACCTGTATTAATCATTACAGAAATGAAACATGATTGGAATCACTGGAAAACAATGGGATTTGAAATTGAAGATGTAGTTGATGAAGAAACAGGAGAAATTATTGATCAAACTGGGTTCTTTATTTATCGAGATAGAAGTACTTTAAATTCAATTGAAGATATTGCTGAGTTTATTATTGATTTATTAACTGAACAGAAAAAAGGTAATTTACCTTATGATTTATTATTTCTCTGGGATTCAGTAGGTTCAATTCCATGTCAAATGTCTATTGAACAAGGTAAAAACAATCCGATGTGGAACGCGGGAGCTATTGCAACTCAATTTGGTAATTTTATTAACCAACAAATTGTAATGTCTCGTAAAGAAAGTTCAAAATATACAAATACTTTATTTGTTGTAAACAAAGTAGGCGTAGCCCCAGCTTTAACTCCAATGTCACAACCTAGAATGACAAATAAAGGTGGAGATACATTTTATTATGACGTGTCTTTATGTTTAACTTTTGGTAATGTTACAAATGCTGGTACTTCTAAACTTAACGCTGTTAAAGACAAAAAGAAAGTAGAATTTGCATTACGTACAAAAATTGCTTGTGATAAAAACCACATCAATGGAATTACTACAATGGGTACTATTGTTTCTACAGTACATGGGTTTATTAAAGATGATCCAAATGCTATTAAAAAATATAAAGATGCGCATTCACATGAATGGGCTGATATTTTAGGACAGGGTAATTACACTGTACAAGAAGATAATAGCGAATGGGATGAAAAAGCACCTACACCAGATTTATTTGAAAATGAAGATTAATAAATGAAAAAAGACCTTTTAAACCTCCTAGATAATATAAAAGAAGACGGAGAAGAAACACCACAACATGAACGTTATTTATTAATAGATGGACTCAACTTATTTTTTCGTAATTTTAGTGCTATAAACACAGTTAATTCAAACGGAGTTCATATAGGGGGTTTAGGAGGATTTTTTCGATCTTTAGGTTCATTAATTAAACATATCCAACCAACACAAGTTTATGTAGTATTTGATGGAGCTGGTTCATCTACAAATAGAAAAAATCTTATTCCTGAATATAAATCAAATAGAAATTCTACTAGAATTACTAAACATGAATTATTTGATAATATTGAAGAAGAAGATGAATCTAAAGTTGAACAAATCACCAGAATCATTCAATATTTAAAAACTCTTCCAGTTAAAACTATTTCTATTAGTAAAGTAGAAGCAGATGATGTAATAGCTTATTTAAGTAGTACTTTACCTAAACAACCTGAAGATAGAGTATTTATAGTATCTAGTGATAAAGACTATCTTCAATTAATTTCTGAACAAGTTATAGTATATCGCCCTATAGAAAGAGAATACTACACTACAGATACAGTAAAAAATACATTTGGAATTCACCCTAATAATTTCCTAATCTATAAATTACTAATGGGTGATAATTCAGATAGTATTTCAGGAATAAAAGGTTTAGGGCCTAAAAAATTATTTAAATTATTTCCTGAACTAACTAAATATGAAGTATCTTTTGATGATATTTTAGATATAGCAGAAGCAAGGTTAAAAGAACACATTGTATATGCTCGGATTCTACACGATGTAGAAGGACTAGAAAATAAATATAAAGTTATGGATTTATCTAATCCTATGTTAACAGACATGGATAAAATGAAAATAGATAAACTCGTAGAAGGTCTGCCTTTATATTTTTTACCTGAGACATTTCTTGAAATGTATCATGAAGATCAATTAGACGGTATGATAAGAAATATAGACATCTGGATTAAAGATGTTTTTAAAGATCTATTGGCCGCTAAATAAAAGTTTTTTATATTTTTTAAATAAAAGTTATTTCAATGACACTACATTCTATTGATGAGTACGGACCAGCATTTCAAATGAAAGTTATATCTTCTTTATTAACCCATAAAGAATTTTTACAAAACATAAATGATGTTCTTAGCGATGAGTATTTTTCAAACCCTGCGCATAAGTGGGTTATAAATGAAATTTTAAAATATTACGAAAAATATCACACAACCATTTCAATGGATATTTTAAAAGTTGAAATGAAAAAATTAGATAATGAGGTACTTAAAGTATCCGTTAAAGAACAATTACGTGAAGCATATAAAGCTGATTTAGATGATTTACAATATGTGCAAGAAGAATTTTCTACATTTTGTAAAAATCAACAATTAAAAAAAGCATTATTAAATAGTGTTGATTTATTAAAAGCTGGAGATTATGAATCAATCAAATACATGATTGAATCAGCAATGAAAGCTGGTGCTGATAAAAATATTGGTCATGAATATAAAAAAGACACTGAATCAAGGTACCGTGAAGATCATAGATCAATTGTTCCTACTCCTTGGCCTGAAATAAATGAATTAATTCAAGGTGGTTTAGGTAATGGAGATTTAGGTTTAATTTTTGGTAATCCTGGTGGAGGTAAATCTTGGACGTTAGTTGCTTTAGGTGGTTTTGCTGTTAAAATGGGGTATAATGTTATTCATTATACTTTAGAATTAAGTGAATCATATACTGGAAGACGATATGATGCTTTCTTTACAGGTGTACCTGTTGATCAATTAGAAAAACATAAAGAAAACGTAGAAAAAACAACCTCAGACATACCAGGTGAATTAATTATACGTGAATTTCCAATGGGTAAAACAACAATTTCTACAATAGAAGCTCATATAAATAAAGTAAAAGATTTAGGAATTCAACCTGATCTTATTATTATAGATTATATTGATCTTCTTTCAACAAGGAAAAGAAATGTTGACCGTAAGGGAGAGATAGATGATATTTATACGAGCACCAAAGGATTAGCTCGAGAATTAAATATACCAATTTGGTCAGTTTCACAAGTAAATCGTGCGGGAG